CGCTTTTCCTCACATCCGCAAAACCTAGCATGAGTTACCACAATGGGCCGACCACGCAAGCCTGACGCTGTTCAGGAGACGACGGGCGCCTTCATCAAAGATCCTCAGAGAGCGCGCAAATCACCGAAGGTTTCGGCTCTTGGCCCGCCTCCGAAAAGGTTGACGGATATCCAGCGCGAAGCGTGGCTTGAGTTGGCCGACGAGATCCCGTGGCTGGGGCGCTCTGATCGCAAGGTGGTCGAGGTCGCAGCGAAGCTGACGGCCCGGCTGATGACTGACCCGGACATGGGCGTGAACGCGATCGCACAGCTCCGGATGTGCCTGACCTCGCTCGGGGCAACGCCGGCTGACCGGAGCAAGGTGGCTGCATCTGACGATGACGAAACGGACCCCGCGGACGCCTACTTCAACTGACCCGACGACTGACTATGCGCGGTCTGTCGTGGCAGGGGAGACAGTCGCCGGTCCGCATGTGCGGGATGCGTGCGCCCGGCATCTGAACGACCTCGAAACGGGGTCATCGCGCGGTCTGGTTTGGGACGCCGCCGCGGCGGAGCGGTTCTTCGGCTTCTGCCGTGACGTGCTCCGACTTTCCGATGGGCAATTCGACGGCAGGCCGTTTGAGCTGGAGCCTTCGCAGAAGTTCAAGTGCGGATCGTTGTTTGGATGGAAGTGGGCGTCTACGGGGCGCCGGCGATTCCGTCGAGCGTACATCGAGGAGGGCAAGGGCAACGGCAAAAGCCCCATGGTCGGCGCGATCGGTCTCTACGGTCTGACGGCTGACGGCGAGGCGGGTGCGCAGATCTACAGCGCCGGAGCGACGAAGGAACAGGCCGGCATCCTGTTCACCGACGCCGTAAAGATGGTGGGGCAGGCGCCGGCTCTGGATCGCATCCTGACCCGCAGCGGCGGGCCGGGCAGAGAGTACAATCTAGCGCACATCAAGAGCGGTTCATTCTTTCGCCCGGTGTCGCGCGAGACGAAGAAGACGGGCTCGGGACCGCGGCCTCACTTCGCGCTGTGCGATGAGGTTCACGAGCACCCGGACGGTGGTGTGATCGAGATCTTGGAACGCGGCTTCAAGTTCCGCGAACAGCCCCTCCTGGTGATGATCACCAACTCGGGGTCAGATCGAAAATCCATCTGTTGGGCTGAGCGCAAGCACGCTGTGGCGGTGGCGGCGGGTGAGCGGCAGGACGATACGACGTTCGCCTATGTGTGTGCGCTTGATGATGGCGATGATCCGTTCGAGGACCCGTCGTGCTGGATCAAGGCCAACCCGCTCCTTGGGGTGACGATCACCGAGGAATATTTGGCGCTTCAGGTGAAGCAGGCGCGAGACATTCCGGCCAAAGCCAACGGTATCCGCCGGCTGCACTTCTGCGAATGGACGGACGCTGAGACGGCTTGGATAAACCGAGCGACCTGGGAGGCGGTCGAGGACGGGTCTCTGGACCTTGCGGATTTCGAGGGCAAGCCGTGTTTCGCAGGGCTGGACCTATCTGCGAAGGTGGATCTTACGGCCAAGGCGCTGGTGTTCGAGGACGGTTTCGCCGAGGACGGCAAGCCGAAGTTCGCGGCGTTCGTCCATGGCTATACGCCAGAGGAGACGATGCGGGCGCGGTCTGAGAAGGACGGGGCACCGTATTCGGCTTGGGTTGATGGTGGGTTTCTCACTGCGACCCCCGGCAAGAAAACCCGTCTCGATTTCGTCGCTGCGGACCTCCTGTCGGATGCTGAGCGGTTCGACCTGAAGCTCGCGGCTTATGATGCCTACCTCATCGCGGACTTTGAGCGCGAGGTTGACGAGCTTGGCGGCGAACTGCCGCTGGTGGACCATCCACAGGGGTGGGGGAAGCGTAGGCGTGAGACGCCGGACGGCGCCGAGATCGAGCTTTGGATGCCCGGCTCCATCGACGAACTGGAGACGCTGATCCTGGAGCGGCGATTAAGGGTCCACGTGAACCCTGCGCTGCGGTCTGCTGTCATGTCGGCGATGTTCGAGCGGAGCCCGGCGGACCTGCGGCGCTTCACGAAGCAGAAGGCCACGGCGCGGATTGACCTTGCTGTGGCCCTCGCAATGGCGATCGGCGCCGCCACGTGCGGCGAGAAAGCCGAAGAACCGAAATACCAGATGATTTTCGTTTAAGAAGGCGTGCCGTTGAGGGTTGAAAGTGCTTTGACAAGCCTTTCCCGGTGGTCGGGTGCAGATTCAACTACCTCATCGACTAACCTGATCGCGCGTTCAAGATAGAGGCGCGCCAGTTCAGGTTGGACGTTCGTCAAGGATGACGCAAAGCGGTCCTTAGTGGCTTCGTCAATGGCCGAGAAAAGATCCTCATAAGTTTTCGGGACAGGTGGATTACTTAGTAACGCTTCTGCTTCCACCTCTTTCGCAATGCCTTCAATCTTGTCAGCGATTCCGCGCAGCAGACGTGGGGCCGCTCTCGAAGTATCGCGTGAGCCAAAATGCTGTACGTAATCCTCTAGGGCGTCAGAGAGATCAAAGGTGGCGAAGAAGTCGCCAAATATCGTAACGACCAGATCAATTCCATCGTCGCGCCCGGAAACTTGCATGGCGCACTCTTTTGTAATTTGGTCCATCACCACGGACCCGCAGTGATCAGCCAGCGCGGCAAGCGCGGCGACACTCTCTAGGCCCCAAGTCCATTCGGACAAAGCTTGCCGTTCGTCGCCTTCGTGGATCGTGCGCGGTTTCATTTCCATTCCTCTAGTCGGTGATAGAGCGCGGCGCAGGCAAGGCCGATAGCACGTGGAGCGCCCTTTTTCCCGTAACGCGTCACGGTATTCGGCTGCACGCCGAGCAGCCGCGCGGCTTGCGCCCCGGTGATACCCATAGCGCCTAGCCAGCGCCTAAAATCGTCTGCGGTCATGTCACTAAAATAGTGACATTCGTCCGCTTTTCAATCGTTAAATTAGTGATCGGAGGTGGTGGCATGAACCGCATGTACTCGGTCCTGACCGTGAAAGCGGTTGAGGATGACGAGCGCGTTATCCGCGGCGTAGCGACCACGCCCAGCCCCGACCGTGTGGGCGACGTGGTGGAGCCGTTGGGTGTCCAGTTTCGCAACCCTATGCCACTGCTGCATCAGCACGACAGCAACAGTCCGGTTGGAACGGTGACGTTTGATCGCCCGACCGACAAGGGCATCACGTTCGAGGCGCGGCTTCCGAAGATCGCCGAGCCGGGACCGCTGAAAGATCGCGTTGACACCGCCTGGGGTGAGGTCAAGGCGGGACTCGTCCGCGCCGTGTCCATCGGCTTTCGCGCGCTGGATGACGGCGTTGAGCTGATGAAGACCGGCGGCATCCGGTTTCTGAGATCCGAGGTTCTGGAATTGAGCCTCGTGACCGTGCCGGCCAACGCCGACGCGAAAATCTCCCTCATCAAGTCGATTGATCGACCGTTGCTCGCCGCGTCCGGCAAGGAGCCAACGGCAGTTGATCGGCCTGTGCCCCCCGGCGCCTCGGGGAAATCCCAACCTGTGTACCTGAGGCCGGAAAGGGCCAAGACAATGAATCTCGCAGAGCAGATCACTGCGCTGGAGGCCAAGCGCGCGGCGCAGGCTTCCCGCATGGAAGACATTCAGACCAAGGCCCTCGACGAAGGCCGCACCAAGGACGAGGCAGAGCGCGAGGAATTCTCGGGAATCGCTGCCGAGGTGAAGCAGATCGACGACGAACTGGCGGACCTTCGCTCGCTGGAGCGCATGAAGGCGGCGTTGGCCAAGCCGGTGAACACCGCGACGGTGCAGAAGTCGGCCAACGATTCCGGCGATCGTTCGCTCGCCCCGGTCCGTGTGAAGAAGAAGGCCGAGCCCGGCATCGAGTTCGCCCGGCTGGCGAAGGTGAAGGCGCTCGCCCACCTCGATCATGAGCCCGTCCGCGAAGTCGCCAAGGCGCACTACGGCGAGGATTCGGCGGTCTACGCCCTCGTGACCAAGGCCAACGTTGTCGCGGGTTCGTCCGTCTCCGGTTCGTGGGCGGAAGACCTCGTCGGGGACGAGACCTCGGTCTATGCCGACTTCGCCGAGTTCCTGCGCCCAATGACGATCTTGGGCAAGTTCGGCGGCGGCAGCGTTCCGAACCTGCGCCGTATTCCGTTCCGCACTCCGCTCATCACCCAGACCGGCGGCGGTCAGGCGTATTGGGTGGGTGAGGGAAAGCCGAAGCCGCTCACGGCCTTCGACTTCTCCCGTACCACTCTGGACGAGCTGAAGGTTGCGACCATCAGCGTCGTGACTGAGGAGCTGCTGCGCAAGTCGAGCCCGTCCGCGGATATGATTCTCCGCGATCAGCTCGCGGCGGCGGTGGCAGCCCGCATTGACCAGGACTTCATCGACCCGGCCAACACCGGCACGGCGAGCGTGAAGCCGGCGTCCATCACCAGCGGCGCTGACTCCATCGTTGCGCAGTCCTACTCGGACGGCGACAGCGTGCGCACCGACGTTCGGGCGCTGATGAAGAAGTTCATCGACGCAAATAACCCGCTCACCTCCGGTGTGTGGATCATGTCGGCGAACACGGCCCTTGCCGGCTCGCTCATCGTCAACGCTCTGGGGCAGACTGAATTCCCCGGCATGACGATGAACGGTGGCACCTTCATGGGCCTGCCGGTCATCACCTCGGAATATCTGACCGACTATGTCGTGCTCGCGAACGCGATGGACATCTACCTCGCGGATGAGGGTGGCGTGCAGGTGGACGTGAGCCGCGAAGCCTCGCTCCAGATGCTCGACAACCCGACCAACGACACCGTGACGCCGACCGCCACCAGCATGGTGAGCATGTGGCAGACCAACTCGGTGGCGTTCCGCGCCGAGCGCATCCTGAACTGGGCGCGCCGTCGCACGACCTCGGTCGCCTACCTCACCAGCGTCGGTTGGGGTGGCGCGGTCCCGGCATCCTAAGCCGGGCTGATGAGACAAGCGGGCGCCTTCGGGCGCTCGCTCCCTCTGACATGAGGACTGCACCATGCAGAAAATGAAAGCCCTGACGGCGATGCGCTACGCGACCCGCCGGTTGCAGGCGGGCGACACATTCGAGGCGAAGCCCAAGGACGTTCGCGTCCTAGAGGCGATCCGCAAGGCAAAAGTTCTGCGTGAGCCCGTGGACCTTTCCCCGCCTCCTACCGCCCTCGTGGCGAAGGTGATGGGTGGGCCGGACGATGATCTTTCCGCCGCGCGCGATGAGTATCAGGCCGTGATCGGCAAGCGCCCTTATCACGGCTGGGATGTTGCGACGTTGCGCGAGAAGATCGCCGCGCATGGCGCTGACTGATACCATTCAGGCGCTTTGCCAGCGCCAGTTGGGCCGCGCCGCGGATCTCGAAAACCCGCGCGGCTATAACGACAAAATCCAATGGCTGAAGATCCACGACCAGCGGCAAGAGCAGGTCACCGCCTGCGATAAAATCGCGGTTCGGTCTATGGTCGCCGATGCGGTCGGGTCTGGCGTTCTGATCGAGCGGCAGCCATGGCCTCCGGTGGAGTTTCCTTGCGTCGTCAAGGCGACACACGATAGCGGCAGCGCAGAGATGCTGCGTAGCCCGATTGAGGCGCGACTGATCGAGCCGCGCATGAGGAGCCGCCTAAAGCGCGTCTACGGCGCCGATAAAGGCGAGTGGGCCTATGCGATGGTGTCGCCCCGACTGATCGTCGAGACCGCACTGCCAGGCGAGGTGATCGACTATAAATTCCACTGTGTTCATGGACAGGTCCGGTGGGTGCAGGCGATCTGGAATCGCGACACCGGAAGGCCGCATGAGGTGATCTTTGCGCCGGACGGGACCGTGACCCGTCTACACATGGACGAGAAGATGCAGCACGACCCCGGCGCGGCCCCTCATCCGGGTGCCGCAGCCTGGGCGGCGCTGTTGGAGGTGGCCGAAAGGCTGTCCCAGCCGTGGCGCTATGTCCGCGTCGATCTCTACTGGACCTGCCGCGGCGTGAAGTTTGGCGAGCTGACCTTCTGGCCCCGTGCGGGCTGCTACCGCTCCAAGGACGAGCTGGTGTTCGGTGACATGCTTGACATCGACATGAGTGAGCGGTTCCCCGCTATCGTTGCCTGAGGCGCCATGCTGACAGTTTTGACGTGGTTCTGGTCCCAGCCCGGCGGCCGAACGACCTACACCTCTGAGCATGTGAACATCTGGGGGGCGATGGTGCGCCGCAATCTGGCCGTGCCGCACCGTCTCGCGTGTGTGACAGCCCAACCTGAGGGGATAGATCCGCGCATCGAGATCATCACCCCGCCGGGCGAGTTTGAGGATGTCCGCATTCCAAGCTGGCCGGGGTCAATGCCTCAATGCCTTCGGCGGTTGGTGATGTACGCGCCGCACGCTGGCGAAGTGTTCGGCGAGCGGTTCGTCTGCATGGACCTCGATTGCGTTGTTGGTGGTCCGCTGGATCCGGTGTTCGATCGCCCTGAGGATATCGTCCTCTATCGCGGCACGTCTACATCGCGGCCCTATAACGGCTCCATGGTCCTCATGACCGCAGGGGCTAGGCCACAGGTCTACACGGGCTTCACTCCGCAGGCTGCGGCACGTGCGGGGCAGCGCTTCCTCGGCTCTGATCAGGCATGGGTGGCGCATGTGCTGGGGCGCGGCGAGGCGACGTGGAGCGCCTCGGACGGGGTGTGCTGGCGTAATGCCCAGGCGGGCGACGTGGCTGGCGTTGACCCCCGCGTAGTGTTCTTCCCTGGCGACACAAAGCCCTGGCACTTCCAGCACGATCCTTGGATTGCGCGTCATTACCGCGGTGATCGGGGTGGGCGCTGCATCGTCCTCGGGTATGGCCCGACCGTGTGGGATGACGCGGCCGAGGCTGTGGCGCGTGGTCCGGTGGATGCGGTGATCGCGTCGCCAGAGGCGGCAAAGCATTGGCCCAGGCCGGTTTTGGCTTTGGCGGGTGACGACGCGGAAGCCGAGGCCATCGCCTACCGATATGGGTTCGACGAAGTCGCGTTCTGCGGCAGAATGGAGGCGGCGGCATGAAGCTTTTCGGCCTGACCGTCCCGTTCACAAAGGCGCTGAACACGGTGGATGGTTCGCGCGGATGGTGGCCGCTGATCCGTGAGAGCTACAGCGGCGCGTGGCAGCAGAACGTTGAGATCAACGCGAACACGGTGCTGTCCTACAATGCCGTGTTCGCGTGCCAGACCCTCATCGCCTCGGATATCGCGAAGCTGCGGGTGAAGCTCGTCCAGCGCGGCGAGGGGAACGTCTGGAGCGAGTTCGAGAACCCGGCCTATTCGCCGGTCCTTCGTAAGCCAAATCCCTGGCAGACGCGCATCCAGTTCTACGAGAACTGGGTTTTGTCGAAGCTCCAGAACGGCAACGCCTACATCTTGAAAGTGCGAGATGCGCGGGGCGTTGTTGTCCGGCTGTATGTCTTGGATCCGACGCACGTGAGGCCGCTGGTCTCCGACGATGGCAGCGTCTTTTATGAGCTTCGGTCCGATGTTCTGGCCGGTGTACAGCAGCCCGTTCGCGTCCCGGCTCGTGAGATCATCCACGACCGCTTCAACTGCTTCTTCCACCCGCTCGTGGGTCTTTCTCCGATATACGCCAACGGGCTAGCGGCGACGAACGGTCTCGCGATCCAGGGGCAGGCGACGAAGTTTTTCCAAAACGGCAGTCAGCCGGGGGGCATCCTCACGGCGCCGGGGGCGATCTCGGACGAGACCGCAGCGCGCCTGAAAGCCAACTGGGAAGCGAATTATTCTGGCGAGAATGTCGGCCGGGTTGCTGCCCTTGGCGACGGTCTCAAATATGAGGCCATGGCCGTTAAGGCAACGGATGCTCAACTTATTGAGCAACTGAAATGGTCTGCCGACGTGGTATGCTCCACCTACCATGTCCCGCCATACAAAATCGGTATTGGGCAGATGCCGAGCTACAATAACGTTCAGGCACTCAACACAGAATATTACAGCCAGTGCCTTCAGGTGCTCATCGAGAGCATTGAGCTATGTCTGGATGAGGGGCTTGGTATGGCGCCCGATGTGGGCGTCGAGTTCGATCTGGACAACCTGTTGCGGATGGACACGCTGGCGCAACTCGAAGCTCTGGAAAAGGCAAAGAGCCTCCTGACGCTTGACGAGCGCCGGGCGCGCTTTGGTGAGCCCAAGCTGCCGGTTGGCGGCGGTACGGTCTACCTCCAGCAGCAGGATCACAGCATCGAGGCGATTACGGCGCGTGACAAGCTTCTGATCGAGCAAGCATCCGCGCCCCCAGCGCCGCCGCCGGTCCAGGCTGTTCCGCTGGACGACGAAGACGACGACGAGCCTGCGAACGACAACATGGCCGCTGAGCAGGCGAGGGCCATGGCCGCAATCTACAAGGGGCTGCGATGACCTTCGACGGCGAAGCCTTCGGCAATGAGATTGTGGCGGCGGTTCGCGGCTACCTGGATGAGAAGCTGAACCCGGCGATTGCGCGGATCAAGGAGCTAGAGGCGCAGTTGTCGGCTATGCCGGCGCCGAAGGACGGGGCGCCGGGCAAAGACGGGCGGGACGCTCCATCGCTGGATGAGTTGAGCCCGTTCATCGCGCTGGAAGTTGAGAAGGCTGTCGCGTCTCTTCCGGCTGCGAAGGACGGCGAGCCTGGGCGTGACGCACCGTCTCTGGAGGACCTGGACGCGGTGATCGCTGATCGCGTCAGGAAAGCCGTTGGGGATCTTCCCCCGCCGAAGGATGGCGATCCTGGGCAACCGGGCCGTGATGCGCCCACGATGGAAGACCTCGCACCGCTGATTGAGGAGTGTGTGGCAAAGGCTATCGCCGCAGTCCCCGTGCCGAAGGATGGCGAGCCGGGGCGCGATGGCGTCGGCATGGCCGGCATGGTGATCGACCGCGACGGATGTCTCATCGCCACGATGACGAACGGCGAGGTCAAGTCGCTGGGCCAGATCGTCGGCAAAGACGGCGAGCCGGGGGAACCGGGCCGTGACGGTGTCGATGGCGTCGGTTGGGAAGACATGGACGCCGCCTTTGACGGCGAGCGGACTGTCACGTTCCGCTTCACAAAGGGCGAGCGTGTGGTGGTGCGGGAATTCGTCATGCCGGTGGTCTTGGACCGCGGCGTGTTCAAGGACGGCTCCGCATATGAGCCGGGCGACGGCGTGACCTGGGGCGGTTCGTTCTGGATCGCCCAAGAGAAAACAGTGTCGAAACCTGACAGCGGCGATGGGTGGCGCCTCGCCGTGAAGCGCGGGCGCGACGGCAAAGACGGCATCCTGAAGGCTGAGAAGCCGCAGGAGCCGATCAAGATCGGTGCGCCGAAATGAGCGCGCTCGTGACTGCGGAGCAGATCGCGGATCGGGCGCGGATCGACGTGGCGCACGAGTCCGCCGACCTCGACGCGATTGCCGAGGAAGCGACGGATATTGTGATCGGCTACATCAAGAAGCCTGACCATGAATGGACGACAGAGACCGTCCCTGCGCGCATCCGCACCGCCATCATCATGGTGGCGAAGGCGCTTTATGACGATGAGGAGCAAGTCTTGAGCGACAACGCCAAGATGCTCCTGCATCGTGACCGAGACCCGGCCCTAGCCTGATGGCCCGCAAACCGCTGATGCGAGAGAGCGTCCGGTTCGAGCGCCGGGCGGAGGTCGATGACGGCTATGGCAACGTCACTGGTGGATGGGAAACGCTTGTGGCGTCGGTCTACGCTGAGATCAGGCCGCTCCGTGGGCGTGAGGAGGTTCTTGCAGGAAAGCTCACCGGCACAATGCCTTATGAGGTCAAGACGCGGTGGCGGGCGGATCTCGCGATTGGCGAAGATCGGCTGACGACTGACGATCGCGCGGTGAACGTCGCGACAGGCGATGTCTACAATATCCGCTCGGTCGAAAACCCCGACATGAAGCGGCAGTGGCTCAAGCTGACCTGCGAAGCGGGGGTTGCCTGATGGTCGTTCGGGCCCGGCTCAACCCCGGCGACTATGAGCGGTTGCGGCGGAAGCTGGGAGAGAAGATCCCCGAAGCGGTGCGCGCTGAGGTCGAGAAGGCGATCATCCAGGGCGGCGAGGAGATGGTGTCCGTTGCGCGCCATCTGGCGCCCAAGAAGTCCGGCGATCTCGCGGCGTCAACCGTTGTGACGAAGCCGGGTGAGAGCACGCCAGCGCATAGCCAACCCGGCGGGTCCAATGTGGTCGGTCCGCTATCCGCCAAGGTCACGGCGGGCAATACGGACGTGAGGTATCCCCACCTCGTTGAATACGGCACCCAGGGTCACCCACAGGGTGGGCAATTCCAGGGTACGCAGCATCCCGGGACGACGGCGCAACCATTCTTCTGGCCCGCCTACCGCCTGACCCGAAAGCGGATCAAGGCGAGGATCACGCGGGCGATTGGCAAGGCCCTCCGTGGTGAGGCCGGCGTGAAGTCGGCAAAGCGCAAGAAGTAGCTAATGTCAGCAGAACTGGCCCTTCAGGGCATTCTCGTCAGTCTTTGGAAGACTGACGCGGGTGTCGCCGCGCTCGTGGGCGATCGCATCTATGACGATCTGCCGACTAGCCCACCGTTCCCTTATGTCCACCTCGATACGAGCCAAACCACCGATGAGACGGTGGACGATTGCGCGACCTGGTTCGAGGTCTTCCAGGACGTTCACGTCTGGTCTCGCGCAACAGGCATGCCCGAGACCAAACGCATCATGAAGGCGCTGCGGGATGCTGTCCGCACCGCCTACTTCGCCGGCACGCTCCCCACCAACGCGGGCGCGGCGATCGACTTCATCACCCACGAAAGCGCGCGGACCCTTCGAGACCCGGACGGGCTGACGAAGCACGGCGTGCTGACCTTCCGAGCAATCATCACCGAAGCTGAGGACGACTGAGATGGCGACTCAAAACAAAGTTGCATTTGACAAGTACTACATCGCCCTCGGCGATGGTGCGACGCCGACCGAGGCGTTCGATCGGCCGTGCGCGCTGGCGTCACGCACGTTCACGCTGACCGGGACGCCGGCGGAGACCAACCTCCTGGACTGCGCCGACGAAAGCCTGCCGATGTGGACGAGCCGTCAGATCAACGTGCAGTCCGGCACCATCTCGGGCGAGGGGACGCTTGATCCCGACGACCTCGAAACCTGGCGCGATTTCGCCCTGAACGGTGAGGTGAAAAACGCGCGGATCGTCGTGGACCTCGCGGCGGCGTCCGGCGGCGGATATTACCAGGGGCCGTTCATTTTGACGACGTTCGAGAACGTGTCGTCGAAGGAAAACGGAACGGTCACGTTCTCGCTGGAGATGCAGTCCGCCGGGGCGATCACCTGGACGGATGCCGCCTCCTGATGCACGGCAATTGGGACGGCTCCACCGATATCATGTGGGGCGGGGAGACTCGCCACTTTCGGCTCGGCATCGGCGAGCTGAAGCGCATTGAGGCGGTGTCCGAGCGGGGCATCTTCGAGGTCATGCGCCGCCTCGCGACAGGCGGCGCCACGCTCACCGAGGTCCGCGCCACGCTGAAGTTCGGCCTGGAGGGCGGCGGCATGGGCGCCAACGATGTCGAGTTGGACCTGCGCCGCTATTTCGATGCGGCGCCCAAGGACAGCGCGCTTGCGATTGCGGCGGCGATTGTGACGAACGCACTGCTCACCCCGGAAGGGTACGACCCCGCCACGGGAAAAGTGGCGGGCGACGGGATGACAAATCAGACGGACGGCTCCCCGTCGCCCGAATATACGGAAACGCCGTAGTCATGGGGCTGTCGCCGCTGGACGTGGACAGGATGAGCCTGTC